CGCGGATAGTAGGAATTCCGCCCAGGCATACGCCTGGACGGATGCACCCGTCGATGGTACAATCCATCGATCCCACTTTCGCACGTAACCGTGACTGAAGGTAGGAACCAAACTGCTAACTCTCTCGCGTATTCTTTGGGCCTTGAGAAATCCATCCTGGAAATTCCAGGGTAATGGATTAACAACCTCAACGCCGCGGGAATACTGTAAATACCATAGAAAGAGCGCACGATAGTCAGTAACGCGTCTAACACCCGTTTTATGGGTGTAGCCGCGGAATTGAACTGTCTGCGTTCCACGATGGTAGCGGAAGAGTTTCCTCTCATAACAGTACGTAGCCGGCAAGTGTATGCCCGACAACGTATTATCTGAGAACGGTGTTAGTGGAAGCCTCTCTGAGATAACTATCTCAGCAAGATACGACCACAACTTACCGCAAGGAAGTGCGACCTCCGATAGACTGTTTATAACATGACAAAGCTCTGCTTTGTTGTTAATAGACCGAATATAGGATGGAAGCACATCAACGCCATTAAACCACTCACTTCCGCAAGATTCCCTTACGGGACCTTGAGAGAAGGTTTTGGCTTTATTAACGTTGAGTCCTAGGAACTGCGTAAGCATTGTGAACTCATCGATAAGCTCTGATTCTATAATGACATCGTCACCATAGACAGAGAACATCTTTGAGCCGCAAGCATAAGCAGCAGCAGCGAAAATAAGCGTTTCAATGCAGAAAGTTGATCCATTCCCCATACTGGAGAATTTCTCATACTTCCCACAACCAAAGACCCCAGTGTAACACGGGGATCGATGGTCACGAAGAAATTCAAACCACTCCCTTGGAAACAAGAGAGAAACGGTATTGAATGAAATCGTGTCGGATGCATTTGAGAAATCGACCGTGGCTAAAGCCCCGGTTAATGATCCCTCTCTTGCAAGTTGCTTATTTCGGAACTGGTCACTTAAATCTTGGCCAAATAACCGTAAACGGTTCTTGGCCCACTTATCAAATGCGAGTTGGAAGTACATGTTGCTTTCCGGCTCACAAGCGATAGTGCGATGAGTTTTCCAGTTCTTTGGTACGAGTTCAACTCGGTTTGCCATTGTAAAACTTGGCCGAACATTGTTAAAGCCATACAAACTGTAGAGGGCTTTAACGTAAGGCCAAGCCTTATATGTGCAAACAGGTCGTAAAGTCATCTTCTGAAACGGAAGAGAATTACGCCTACTTCGAGTTGAAGTTGCTCCTGCAGTCACCCTCATCAACGACGGAACTTTGTCGAAGAAACGGCTAAAGGAGCCTAAGACACGCTTTATATAGCGTTCCATAACCTCTAACTTCAACTTAAGATCGGGGTCGTACTGACCGCGCTCAAGATAGAAAGTTTCGAGGCGATGATTGGTATCAGCGCAGAGCTGCTCGGAAGCAATAAAGCTTTCCTTTGCAGCATTCTGGCAAATACCATCATCGGAAAAGTGTACGTTCTTCTTAAAGAAGGACTCCACTTGTCTTAGTGCCCGATAGTCGTCGACTCCATGCAAAGCGAAGTCGAAGAGTGAGGAGCAGCCGCTTAACCCAGCGACATTACGAGACCGTAGATACCCATCTATGGTTCGTATAAGCGCGGGGTCTACACGGCTAGCAAGGTCATGCAAATAGCTTCGGCAAATACCGTAAGTTATTGCTAGTGGTTCCATTAAGGAATCCCCCATGGTTGTTACACTCAGTAGGCTGGACTTAGTCCTTCGGGAATAGAACCGTCAACCGTTGCAGGAGGAGAATCCCTGCAATCGATGTACAGTCCTTTCTCGACGGAGAAGACACAGGAACCCGGCTTGTTGACTAAGTTGCTACAGCTGCAGGTTGTAAGTGCAGTCATAACAACGGCCAACATGACGGACCTTCGTGTCTTCATCCGAGAACTTAAGACAGCCATTCTTGAGTGTCGACGGTGTTGGCAAACTCGTCCCCAGCGACTATGTCGCGAAGGATCACGAGTACCGCATCGACGTCGTTCGTATTCCCATCAATGGGATAACGAACAGAAACAGACATGGTGACCTTTTGTGACAGAACGTTACCAGCTTCATCTTGAGTCGCGTGAATAACGCTGACTGTCGATTCAGCAACGGTAGCGCTGCCTTCAGGTACACGGCGCTTCTGGATGACGAGCTTCGGTAACGAAGCCGTATGTCCGGAAGTTGTGTACGTGCGTGAGTTCCCGTTGTCGGCGAACTCGGTGAGAGCAGTAGACATTGCTGCCATTTTCTAACTCCTTAGTTTAACGAATACGCTGATAAATCAAGGCTAGTGAATCTAGCACTTTGAAATCATCAAGACGTATCGTAAATTGCGGAAAAGAAGACACCGATGTAGGTTGCCTTACTGTCATACTCGCATCGCAAGAGGCTGTTTGGTATACATCTCCAGACTTATATTGACCATCTTTATCAGTATTTGTTAACTGAGTAGAGAGGTTTCTATGAAGCTGGATCTTGTATCCCTGAGCCGCTGCATACGTAGTATTAAAGTAGAGGAAAGATAGAGCAGATAGAGCCTTTCCCACATTAACAAACCAATCTATCACAAAACTGAATGGAATAAGTTCCCATCCAGTAATGATCGGATTGAATGAAAATGCGGGCGGGTCAATGTCTGCTGTAACCGCACCTCTCTTAGAGATGTTCACAGAATCCACTAATGTCACCTCAACATCGAAGTGAGCATAAGGGACTGTGGACACAGTGGTCTTAGTATACGAAATACTTTGGCCAGTTCTCTCTGAGTAACGTTTTCGCTTCACCTGAAGGTTCGCTAAGGACTTTGAAATATCCTGTATATCAAACAGGAGAGTTCTCCATCCATAACGCGCCGCCAGGTAATCCATCGACAAAGAGCGAATGCCCTTTGGAAAGTCGAGAGTAGCTAGTCGCTTTGCAGCGTCTAAAAACTGTCTTCTTACATGATGGAGTTCAGCTAAAAACGTTAAGGTATCATGACCGGACGAATATATGCGCGATGCTGCCGATTGGACAAGATACTCAAGTCCATCCGGAGCATAGGCCATTATGTCGTCCCATCTAACAGCCCAGGAATCAGATACGGAAAATCCGTTATCATAATACCAAGGGATGTTATTGGTACCTAGGTTCACTGAAAAGTCACCGTCACTACTGCCCGCACTGGTAAAACGCCAGAACGGGGTATACGGTAGTAAGACGTTGTCTTTCAGCAGCGCGTGGTAATTAACAATATCTCGTCCGTACATCTCATCGAGATTAATCTCAGATAGCCAGTTAATACTGGAAATTATCTGAGGATCTCCCGAGACGGCCGGATTGTTCCGCCACAAGTTAGATGCTATCTTTGTGTCGGGACTTGAGTTGTTGAAACCACGTTTCTTCATGGCAAAGTTATTAATGGCATTTAAAGTCATATAATAACTCCTACACCAACTAAGCAACTGCCGCAACAGCTGCAGTCTTAGGGCCAATAGCGGATCTGACGAGGTCAGACTGAGGTCCCCAGAATGGGG